TCCTGCATGAAGATTTTTTGGCCAGCATTCAAATGCACACCAAGCATATGAGCTGTGTTCTTCGTTTAATCGTGGAAGGAATTCTTCTGCCACACAGATTACGTATGTATTAAAAAAAAACTTTTGATCATTGCTGGTGAATAATTCTAACGGTATTACTTTTTTAAAGGCAGCAGTCAAACCAATTTCTTCTTGAATTTCTCTTAGCAGTGCGTCATATGCAGTTGCGTCAGAGGGTTCTTTTTTTCCTCCAGCCAACCCCCACGTGCCTGCCGTTCTTCCCTGCGATCTTAGTAGAAAAAGAAACCGTCGGGTGTTGACCGCAAGAAAAATGCCACCGGCGCAGGTTATGTTTGTCAAAGCACCAGCCTCCAATCCTTGGCTGGATATATTCCCTCAAAACTTTTAACCCATGCTCCTTCTCGCCACACATACTGTATACCAGTTCGACTGTTACGAACATAGGTTAGGTCGATGGTGTTGGCTGCATCAAAAATTACAATCCAACGTTCCCCGTCCCATTGTATAATGTCGTTGGCTAATGCTGCAAAATCTGATCCATCTTGATTTTTCCACGCCCGAGCACGTTCGTAAAATTGAGATGTTTCTGGATTAACTACGCTTGTGAAGTTATTAATATCTTCTAATATAAGATATCTAGTATCAGTAGCTGGCCACCCGTAATCGCCGTTATCTAGTAGGAGTCTGGGATCAAATGTATAGGGATCGATGATAGCATCGATAGTTCCACGAGCATTGTTGCCCTGTAGGTCAGAGATCAATGTGTTCATAGGAATCGTGTCTTCGTCAAAATTAATGTGCATGACAGTGTTGTCTGTGGGGTTTAGACTAATATACCCTATGATTTCAGTTCCGTTAGGCTTCATAAGACGCAGTTGACTCAGACCTGCAGTAAATTTTCCTGGATACACATCCAATATTAGATTCCAGGGCTGTGGTTTGGTACCATCTGTTCCTCTAGGAATAATTTTAGCAGTGTTGTCTAGAACCAATAGACTAAAGTCACCAACCGTGGTGACACTTACCGTGGCCGCCTTGCGGCCGGTAAAATAATCCACCTGATCGCTGTCTGCATAGGTCCCAGAAGCCACTGTACCCGGAGCATCGTCAAATACCGAAGCAATAATTTTGGTAATGATTCCTAATTTTTTAACCTTAGCTGGTGTTGTTAACCATATTGGAGAAGTGAAATTCAACGATGCTATATCTATATCTTGCTCAAGGCCCTGTGGGATCGATCTGCTGCTAAAAACCATTCCGGTAAATTCCACTAGGCTCAGACTGGTCCAGTCGATAAAATTGCTAGTGGTTTGTATTTCCATACTAGGGTTAAACAGAACTAGTATTTGTTCGAGGATCTGTAGTTTTTGATCAATATTGGTAGTCCAGATATCGGCAGTGAATTGTAGGGTAAAAGGAGTTGGCATTAGTCGTTCAATAGTGTAGTTAGAACCTTGAACGTCTAAATATTCGTTGCCCTGTGCGTCATAAGCCCGTTCTCGCAGATTAATTTTATTAACATAGGTGGGATCTTGCAAGCGATCTCTAGCAAAATCCATGCCTTTAATATAGCAGGCAACAAATGGTGCACTCTGAACTATGTTTTCAGAATTTTTATTAACAATTTGGGCAACTTGCCGATTCATGTCCCCAAATCTTACAGGTATCTGAGTCACAACTCCTTTAGAGTTTTTATAACTGAAATTGCTCATCAGACGCATAAACTGCGTTAGATATCGTTTGATTTGACCATCATAAAAATGCTGCATGGTGTACTCCGATTAATTGTCTGCCTTGGGTTTTAAAATCTTACTCAGAGCCTGGCGTTCTTCTACGAGTTCTCCCGCAATAGTTGCGGTATTGGAATTATTAATAAAACTAGTTCGTTGAGTTTGTCTTGTCTGTGAGTTAGGTGCCGGTAACCCGTCGGCGGGTGTATTGGTCATGGTCATACGAACATTATCTTCAAATTTTATCCAATGCTGGCCATTAAACCTAAAAAGTCTGTTGGGGAAATAGTCAGTTCTAAGATGAAAATGCCCTTCGGATGCTCCTTGCGGAAACCCAATGCCAAATGTGTATGGCGCTCCGTTTGGTGGTCGGCCGTCATCAGTGAGATAGCCTAGATAATAGTCTTTGGTAGGTGTGTTTAGATTCGCATCAGAGTCAAGGGACAGGGTTCCGTCGGCCTTCTGAGGCAGTACAAACAGCTGTTGGGTGTCGTAACCGCTGAGCGGTGCGTCAGCCTCGGCCTGTGCTATGATAGATTCGTTGATACTGATATTAGTATTATAAGTACTGATAAGATCTCTTAGACTACTACCGTCACCGGCGCCACTATCTGCATCTAAAATTTCTTGGAATTCTTGGCTATCGACCATAGGTACACATTTAACTCGCAATAGGTGCGGATACCATGTTTGACTAAACCCAGACGCTGCTCTGGTCACATCTTGGACCACATAGAATCTCTTTAGAGCAACTGCAGCATCATCCAACGCATACTCATCTTTTAAATGTGGAAGTTCGAGCACATCGCCCGCCATAATTTTACGCTCTAGAATATCAACACAATTCCTTAGATGAAAGTGCATGAATATAGTGTCGTTATTAAGAAAGATGCCAAACTGACTTAGATTAAAATCTAGGTCCTGCATTTGATATATGCCACGAATAACATATATGTCTGGAGCATAGTGCCGATCTCGATTTTCTAACAATATAAGATCCTGTATGCCTAATTCTGCAATGGGATTGGTCTGCACAGGGACTCCAGGACTTGCCTCACCTGCAGTGGGATCTACTGGTCCAATATACTTGTGGATATAAACATCAACTCCGCCAACTTGAAATTGCTCGTTGATCGCGCGATCGATAAATCGGAAATCGTTGCCTTTTTCGGGGCGGTATAAACTTAGTCTTGGAATTTTATGTCTCCTTGCAGGCGGTTATTGGTGTATTTATGAGCTAAATACCTGCATGAGCACAATCGAAAACCCTAGACAGTCTGTGGTAGACTATATTCGTACCATGTTAGGCGACGGGCTTATTGACGTTGAGCTTGACGCAGCTCACTACAATGTGGCCATCGACCGTGCATTTGCCAAATATCGGCAGAAATCAGCTAATTCTACTGAAGAAAGTTTTGCATTTCTTACGCTCGAACAGGATGTAAACGAATATACGCTATCTCAAGAAGTTGTCGAAGTTAGAGATGTCTTTCGCAGAAGTATTGGCTCTCGCACAGGCGGCGGCGATACCGGCAGTCTTTTTGAACCATTCAATCTTGCCTATACTAATACCTATCTTCTCAGCAGCAGCAACATGGGGGGACTAGCCACATACTATGCGTTCGCCAGCTACCAAAAACAAGTGGGTAAAATGTTTGGTAGTTATATTCAATTTACATGGAATCCAGCTTCCAAAAAATTGACCATCATGCAACGCCCCCGAGGTGAAGAAACAGTAATGCTTTGGCTCTACAACTATAAACCGGATTTCACGATCCTTGCTGATCCCTACGCTGGTATTTGGATCAAGGACTATGCTCTAGCCCAGGCCAAGTATATTCTAGGCGAAGCAAGAGAAAAGTTTCAAACAATTGCCAGTCCCAATGGCGGAACTCAGCTGAATGGGTCGGCATTAAAAACCGAAGCTGCTGCAGCCCTGGAGAAGTTAGAAGCCGATGTAGCCATGTACGGCACCGGTGAAAAACCCATGTGGTTTGTTATTGGTTAGACTTGACCTAACACTGTTTATCTTGTAGAATATATCATTCTAGGAGACTAGCATGATCATAGGCATTTGCGGCTTTATTTCTTCGGGCAAGGACACTGTTGCAGACTACCTGGTAAACTATCACGAATTTCGAAGAGTCAGTTTTGCAGGTGCACTAAAAGATGCAATCAGCTGTGTCTTTGGTTGGGATCGAAACATGCTGGAAGGCCGTACTAAAACTTCTAGAGAATGGAGAGAACAACCAGATCCTTGGTGGTCTCAACGTTTGGGACAAGATATCACACCTCGTGGGGTGCTTCAACAATGGGGCACCGAAGTATGCCGGGCTGCCTTTCACGACGATATTTGGATTGCTAGCCTAGAAAATCAACTTAGAACCAGCATAGATAATGTGGTGATTTCAGATTGTAGATTTCCAAACGAAGTTCAAGCAATTAAAAAACAAGGTGGTATGGTGATCTGGGTTCGTAGAGGACCTCTGCCAGAATGGTATGATTGCGCCCTTAAGGAAAATACCACGCATGAAGATGATCGTTGGATCTTAGAGGATCACGGTCAGTTAATGGAACAAAAGTATCCAACAGTACACTCAAGTGAGTGGGCCTGGATTGGTACAGATTTTGATACAGTCTTAGACAATGACGGTAGTATCGACGATCTCTATGATCGAATCAATCAAATAGTAATCAAAAATCTGGAGTCAGATCGCCGCGACGCCATGTAATACCGACATCGTGTAATATTCTTTGACAGTTAGCGCAAACTGTTTTGAGATTATCATGGCGGCAATTATTTAGATTGCCATCAACATAAAATACCGAAAACTGCTGCGAGTAACCGCTGGTGAATCCACAACGATCACAGCGGTTTTTTATTCGATAACCGCTGATCCACCAAGCGGGCTTTCTAGGCCTCCGGTTTTTTGCACAACCGTCACAGACTGACCTATAGTAGACTCTATGGTCTTTTTTATAATTAACAGCAACCGGATTTGCACCGCATTTCTTACACAGTTTTCTCATAAAAATATTTACAACACACATTAAAACCCGCCCTTTTTGGCGCCTTTTTTACCGGGTTTGATCTTAAAAAAATCTAAGCCGGTACTAAATACATCTAACTAAACCTTAATTGGGGGATGCATTAAATGCCAGCTACATTACAATCACCAGGCGTATCAGTTTCTATTATCAATGAGAGTTTTTATACTCCAGCAGCACCCGGAACTGTACCACTCATAGTTGTTGCTTCAGCCAGTAACAAAGTTAACCCATCGGGAGTTACTGCTCCAGGTACCAAACCTGCAAATATTGGTAAAGTCTACAATATCACAAGCCAGCGAGATCTCAATGATACCTTTGGTATTCCAACCTTTTATACAGATACCAGCGGCAACCCAATCCACGGCAGTGAGCTCAACGAGTATGGTCTCCAGGCTGCTTATAGCCTGCTAGGAGTTAGCTCTGCTGCTTATGTAGTACGCGCTCCTGTGGATCTATCTCAGATGAGCCCCAGGGCTTCAGCTCCGTCGGGAGACCCCAACGACGGCAGTTATTGGCTAGACACCAGCGCAACTCGGTATGGTATCTTTGAATGGGCTGCCGGAGTTGGAGCTGCTCCTGGTAAATTTATTCATCAAACTCCTTTGATAATCGATGACAGCAACAGCGCTGCATTAGCCACCGAGGGTCTTGCTCCCAAAGCCAGTATCGGAACCATCGGCAAGTACGCTGTGGTTAGTACTAAAGACAACCAAAATGCCGTATGGTATAAGAATGACGACGGTGTCTGGGTAGCAGTTGGCTCTGTTGGCGAAAGCAGCTTCGCCACAACAACACTGCAAAGCACATGGGTTAGTACAGTTTGGGCCACTAGCCATCCGGTAGCGACTACCTTACAATTTAACACCGCAGGATCTAGTGGAAGTATATACATTAACGAGCAGGAGATTGGGATAGTTGCAGGCGATAGTATTGTATCTATTGCTGAATTAATGAATAATCAGCTGAATCCCTACAAGGTTGGCGTAAAGGTAATCGCTAATGCTCTGAGTATCTATGCCGACGGTGTTGATGTTGAAATTGGAATCACTTCCTATTCGACTCTGCTAACTCAGTTTGGTTTACAGGCTAACACCTATGCTAGACCAAAACTAACTGTAGCGCCTCACACACGATATCCCAACTACAATTCGCCAAAAGTACCCAGTGGTGGTGTTTATGTAAAGACCACTACCCCAGACCAAGGAGCTAATTGGACTGTTAAACGCTATTCAGCTACCAGCCGTTCATTCAGCGCAGTTTCAGCCAAAGTGTACAGCGATAGTGCTGCTGCTCTGTATCAATTAGACACTGTCGGCGGTGGAACAAATATTCCGGTTGGTACTCTTTACGTTGAAAGCAATTACGATCATGGCGATGACAGCACTAGAAAACCAAAATTAGCTAATTTTAAAATACAAAGACGTGCTGCAGTATCTCCAACGGTGATAACCAGCGCAATTAATACCAGCACCGTTAACCTTTCCGCTAATGCGCTGGGTATTTCAATTACCGAACCCGGTTCTCAAAATTATCGTACTTTCCAGGATGTTATATCCTCCGGAAGTAAAGTAAACTTTGTTACAGCCATCAATAATGCCAATATTCCATATATTTCAGCTGCCAATAACAGCGATGGATCTATCAGCATTACGCACAGTGCTGGCGGTGATATATTGTTTAGAGAAGACACCCACAATGTGCTGACCACGTTAGGTTTCACCAAAGATACAACACCAAACTACTATAGTGTCGGTGACTACGAACCTTTGAATGCTACCGCCAAAGCCAGTAACTGGAAGCCTTTGAGTTTTGTAGCAGCACCATCTGCACCACAGACCCTGCCGGCGTCTGGTCAACTCTGGTACAACAGCATTATCGATCAGGTCGATATTATGATTCATGACGGTCATACCTGGAAAGGATACCGTAATGTATTTCCTAGCACAGATCCTGCAGGACCTATTGTTTCTGCGCTCGAGCCAACTAAACAAAGCGACGGCGTAACTGATCCGGTTAACGGTGATATTTGGATTAGTACTGCCGATATTGAACGATACGGCAAGGATGTTTATGTTTACAACGGTATTTCGCAAAAGTGGCAGTTACAAGATGTTACCGACAACACCAGTCCTAACGGTTGGCTATTCCACGATGCACGTTGGGCAACCAGCGGCAGCAGCTTGATATCATCGTCGATTAAAGATCTATTGACCAGCAATTATCTAGACCCCGATGCTCCAGACCCTGCAGAGTATCCACAAGGTATGCGTTTGTGGAATCTACGCAGATCTGGGTTCAATATCAAAGAATTTAAAACCAGTTATATCGATATTAATGCTAACAATGGTAACAATCTGCGCTACGGAAACGAGTATATGGGGTCTTACTCTGTAGACCGTTGGGTTTCGATCAGCCCTAATCATGCAGACGGTAGCGGTACATTTGGTCGGTTTGCACAGCGGGGAGTTGTAGTTAAATCTCTCAAGCAGATGATAGACGGTAATCAATCTATCCGCGATACGGACACTTTGGTATTCAATTTGATCAGTACTCCCGGATATCCGGAAGTTATTCAAAATATGATCGGTTTAAATCAAGATCGAGGTCTTACTGCATTTGTTATTGGCGATACTCCCATGCGCCTCAAGGCCAATGGTACAGATCTGCAGGCCTACGGTTTCAATAGTAATTCAAGTGTAGATAATGATGATGCAGGTCTAGTCAGTTATAACGAATACATGGCCGCGTTTTACCCAAGTGGATATACTACTGATCTTACAGGAGCGTATATTATAGTTCCACCCAGCCACATGATGTTGCGGACTATAGCAATCAGTGATCAAAAGAGTTATCCGTGGTTCGCTCCAGCAGGTATACGTCGCGGAGTTGTAGACAATGTTTCTAGTGTGGGTTATCTAGAAGCTGGTGAATTTAAACCTACTGCATTACCACAAAGTATTAGAGATGTTATGTCCAAAGCCGGAGTTCATATCAACCCAATTGCTACAATCACAGGCGCTGGTATTATTAACTTTGGTCAGTATACTCGTGCTAATGCAGCTTCTGCACTGGATCGTATCAATGTTGCTAGACTGGTAGTATATCTAAGACGTCAATTGGATATCTTGGCTAGACCGTTCTTGTTTGAACCTAATGATAAGATCACACGTAACGAGATCAAGAATGCTGTGCAGAGTCTGTTACTGGAGTTAGTAGGACAGCGTGCTCTTTATGATTTTATTGTGGTCTGCGACGAGTCCAACAACACTCCCGCAAGAATAGATCGTTCGGAACTATGGGTAGACGTTGCCATCGAGCCAGTTAAGGCCGTGGAGTTCATCTACATCCCAGTGAGGTTGGTAAACACTGGCGCTATCAAGGCCAAGACCTACACACTAAGCTAAACTAACAAGGAGTAATATATAATGCCAATAGCAAGTCTTAGCAAATTAACAGTTCCGTTACCCGCAGGGCAGAGTGCTTCTAATCAGGGCCTGTTGATGCCTAAATTAAAGTATCGCTTTAGAGTAACACTGCAGAACTTTGGAGTTACATCGCCTACTACCGAAATTACCAAACAGGTAATGACAGTGACAAGACCAGACGTGTCATTTGAAAACATGACATTAAATGTCTATAACAGTAAAATTCACTACGCAGGCAAACACACATGGGCTGATATAAGCTTGGTAGTCCGTGATGATGTCACTGGAGCGGTAAGCAAGCTAGTAGGTGAACAGGTTCAGAAACAGTTTGATTTCTTCGAACAAAGCAGTGCTGCATCAGGTATCGACTACAAATTTACCACAGTTATTGAAATTCTAGACGGCGGCAATGGGGCATTTGAACCCACAGTACTTGAAAGCTTTGAACTAGACGGCTGCTATCTGCAAAAAGTAACGTATCAAGGCGGTGACTACAGTTCTAGTGATCCAATGGACATTTCAATGACCATTACCTACGATAATGCAATCCAAACTAATGCGGCAGGTAACCCAATTGGTATTGGAACTAACATTGGCCGTACTATACGTACTCTTGCTACTGGTTAATCAAGTAGTAATCTTGTATAGAACCCGGTTAAGGCCGGGTTCTTTTTTGGGCTAAATATCATCATGCCTTCACTTGGTTCGTACCTTAAGCCCCTTACCGGTAGCATTGGCAATCTCAAAGATTACAAGCATGCTAGCAGACTCTATGCGGATAATGTTTTCTCACTGGCTCCAAAAGCTGGCTGGCTCTACTATGTGAGTTTTGACATAAATCCTTCGGCTATCACCGACGCCACTTGGGCCAATCAACAGAGAGTCACCGAAGTCGGAATGCTGGTAAAGAGTGTCGATTTACCAAAGTTTGCTGTACAAACTGAAGTGGTTAATCAATACAATAAAAAATCTGTAATACAAAAAAGTATAACCTATAGTCCGGTGTCATTTGCTATTCACGATGATCAGACCAATGTTGTACATAATCTATGGGTCAATTACTATCGATACTATTTTGCCGACAGCAAATATAGAGGCACCGGTCCGATAGGAACTGCAAGAGACAATACCGCAGGTGCATACAGCAAAAGTACACAGTACAATCCGCCTACAGGATTGTTCACGCCAACAAACTTTGGCTTAAATTCTGATCTAGTCATAGAACCTTTTTTTAGATCCGTAACAATATACCAGCTTAACCGTAAACTTTTTACTAGTTTTCAGCTGATAAATCCCATAATTTCCAGTTGGGATCACGATAGAATGGATCAGAATGCTGAAAACAAGTTGACAGAAAACAAGATGACCGTCAATTATGAAGCGGTCTTTTATGGTTCGGGGCAGGTTAGAAAAGACGACCCCACAGGGTTTGCTATGTTTCATTACGATAACTCTCCCAGCCCTCTAAGCATAGCAGGCGGCGGAAATTCCACTATTTTTGGTCCGGGGGGAATCATTCCGGGTGCTTTGGAAATTTTTGGTGATGTAAATGCTCTGACCAATCCGGGAGCTCGACGCAGTCCATTAGATCTATTGGGGACAGTAATAAAAGGCGCCAATCTCGTAAGAAATGTTAAAGGCATTAATAAAGACAGTCTGCGGCAAGCCGGACAACAGATATTATCCGGGGCTGTAGGAAGTGTACTGGGCAGCGGTCAAACCGGCTTAGGCATCGGATTGAACATGGTTAGATCGGAGTATGCTCGTAGTGGTCAATTCTTGGGTACTCCTATTTCTGCAGTTAATAGTGCTGCAGCCCAAAGCGACATTGTAGGCCAAAATATGCAGTACATCAATGGACTACCTCCGGTCTCTGCAGAGCCCCCGGCGTCAAACCCTTCTAAAGGATTTGGTCAGGATGCAGCAAAGATATCAGAAACAACGGAAGGAAAATTGACACAGTTTGGAGCGAAGGATAACACTGACTCAACCCCTAGTGGCAATACTCCTGCAGCAGGATCCTATTTTACTCCTCAAGAAACGCCTCAAATTAATCTCGGCCCGTATCAAGAAAGTAAGTATGTATCCGACAGCGGCACGACCACTGCTTTTAACACAACCAATGGTGAGGAAGATACTGTTAGTGGAAAGACCACTAGCTACAGTGATCCGGCTCCATCGCAGCGGGCCATAGATAATCTTAACACAGCTTGGGCACAGGATCGAGAGTCTCTACAAAAAACCAATATCAACACTAATGATGTAGTTCAACGAGTTGCCCAAGCTAGATCTCCGGAAGAAGCTGCTGCAATTAAAAGCGAGGCCCAGAGTCGCTACGCTAGCCAAGAATCGCTATCCAATCAAATTGACGAAAAATACAACAACGAGTACAATCGGTTGGTAGCAGCAAACGATCAAACTCGCAGTGTCCAGGGAAACACCAATTTACAGACCACCCCAGATCCTACTCCAGCAAGCGTACAGCCTTCACAGGTCTACGGTATAGATAATCTAGGCAGACCCGATCCAAACCCCTTACCACGCGGTGTTACACAAGACCCCAATACCGGATTTTATATCTACAAAGGTGAGAGATTCAGCGGTGATGATCGTGCGGTCCTACAGGGCAAAGTTAATGCCATAGATACCAATACACCCTACACCTATGAAGCTACCGATCCAACTACTGGTCTACGCCGCACAGTGACATTCAAACCAGGTAAATAATCATGCCTTTTTACAATAATCTACCACCCAACAGTCAACCCACAGACAGTGCCAACGCAACTCTTAAGGTATTTGACGCCTACACCACTGCTCCCTTAGATATCGATTCAGCCACCTACGATGCAATGACTGGATTTTTTGCCAGCAGAGGCTTTGCTCAAGACTCTGCTAAAAGCATGGCTTATATTGTGATAAAACAGGCTATTTTAGATGGGTATCAGCCTTTTGAGCTGGTTAACAATCTAAAAGATTTGAGTTCTATAGAATTGACCACGTTGATCACTGAGATTGTAAATTTCAACAGATATAAAACTAGTAGTTTAGGAACAGCAACTCCATTTGCAGCTCCTTACGAAATTAAAAGAAACATCCTAGCCTAATGAGTTTGCGATTTAGCCAGGGATCATACAAAATAAAAAACCCAGACAAGTATGTAGGTCTTGGAGACCCTAGGTATCGAAGCAGTTGGGAGTTTGCTGTGATGAGAATGTGCGATGAAAACCCTGCAATACAGCAGTGGGCCAGCGAAAGCATAAAAATCCCCTACAGAGATCCCCTAACAGGCAAACATACTGTCTATGTTCCTGATTTCTTAGTAGTATACGTTGATAGAAATCAGCATAAACATGCAGAGATTTGGGAAATAAAGCCACGCAATCAAACAGTGTTGGAAGCAGTGGGCAAAAATCCCTACAATCAGGCAAGCTATGTAAAAAATATGGCCAAATGGCAGGTAGCAAGACAATGGGCCAACAAACATGGACTAACTTTTAGAGTCATCAACGAAGATGACATTTTCCATATTGGCGGGCAACGGCGATAAGTAAGATTATGACAAAAAAATTAGAAAGCCTACTGAATTTACCTGAAAAATCTGAAGAGTTAGTATCTCCAAAATCTGCGGAGGTAGCACCAGCTATAGTAAATCTCCAGGATCGACTGGAAGAATTTGATAAAATCAGTTCTGCACTGCCAAAAGTCGAAGGTTTGGGGGCTATGAGCGACCGTGAGCTTGACGATCTCGCTCAAAAAGCCGAAACAGCCTTTGAAGATCTCATGGATCTAGGCATGAATGTGGAAGCACGCTACGGAAGCAGGATGTTTGAAGTGGCCAGTAACATGTTAAAAACCGCAGTTGAGGCAAAATCAGCTAAAATTGACAAAAAACTCAAAATGGTTGAGCTACAATTGAAAAAGTTAGCCATTGACAAGAAGAACCCCGAAGGCGAAGAACCGGTTGAAGGCAAGGGATACATAATTACCGATAGAAACAGTCTATTGGAAAAACTTAAAAATGCAAATAAATAAAATATCATGAAACACTTCAAAGAATATCTTTTAGAAAGCAAAAAAACCTATCCGTTTAAGGTAAAAATCGCCGGAGATTGCACTGCAGAGCAG